CTGTGATTACAGTAAATTCTGCATGACGAACTCTAAATTTATCTTCTGTCTTTATCCATCCTAAAGACTTCCCTGAATGTATTTCCTCGTTAAAATACTTTACAACATCTTCTGTAAACAATGAAGTGTCTTTTACCTTAAACTCGGATTCTGCATATCCACCATTGTAAAACTCTTGTACTTTTTCTTGAGTTACTGTGAGCTTATCAATGACTTCGCCTAGATTCATATTCCACCTTCCCATGCTTTACGCTTAGGAGCAACATCTGCATTAAATCTTTCTTGACGTAAATATGTAGCTGGCATAGGTATCCATTGTCCGTTATCTTTTTTCCAATCTGTTTCTGACATCATTTTAACATGATTAATAATTTTGTCACCTAATGGTTCAAGATTTTGAGATTGCCATAATTTCATGCAACCAGTTTTATTTACTTTACGATTACTGCTTGGATACGATTTCCAAAATTCTTGAAATTTATCCAACACTATATCTTCTCTTATCTTATCTTCTCTTCTCTTCTCTATGCTAACAGACTGCTGGTAATCCTCTAGCCAACCTCTAGTAAGTAACTCACCTACTATTTTTTCAATAAAATCAACAGGGTAATGTAATCTAAAAGATATTTCAAAGTTATCAGGTAATACACCATCACTTTCAGATCCTAAACACCATAATTCAACTAAAATAGCTTTTTGCTCAAAACTCAACTTGTGAATTTCAATATTATTTATATAATCTGTGCCATAAAATTTGAACCAAGTCATCTTTTTTTGATAGCGTGGATTCTTGGCATTATATAAATTAAATTTTTCCCAGTTCTTAATTTTTAGCATCTGTAGCATCCAATCCTTTAGCAATAGTCATAGTAATAAAATTTAATTCAGTTTCATTTAATTCAACTCCACCTTCTGTTAAATCACCTGAACATACATCTAAAACTGCTCTAATTTGTAATAACGCTTCTCTTGCTGATAACATAATATCTCCTAAAATAAACATTCTTCATAAATTTCTGACATTGGCACGACTTTTGCTTTAGGCTGCCTAGCCAAAATATGGAGCTTACAATTAGGCCTATTTTCAAGAAACCATAAAGCAGATGCCTTGTTACTAAAGGCTCTAAGCGGTTTTCCATCAAATTCGTCTAATATAATAAAGCGTAAGATTTCCATAGCCAAAACACTAACACAAAGAATTACTAGAAGCAAACTATTTTATTACTAACATTTTACTAAATAATGCTTGACATGGTTTTGAATAGGTCTAATATAGGAAATGCAACATTTAACCCTTAGGAGAATAATATGAGTATTAAAACAATGATTGTAACAGCAGTAGCGTTTTGGGCTTATGTAGGATTGTGCCTTTATGTAATGGGTAAATTGGCAGGAGCAATATAATGGAAAGACATTTAGATCCTGATGCTTATTTAAACGAAATGGATCGTCTTGACCAACAAGAACAAGAAGCTCAACATAAACTAGATCAACAGGAGAAACATGATGACTAAATTTATTGTTTGCTTTATGATCGTGTTTGTAGCATACTTTGCTTGGAGAATTATATGTTAAGGCCATTATCAGAAATACTGAAAGAATTACAATTAATCAATCAAGATTTAAAAGATCATAACGATAGGATGGATATTAAATATGGATCAACTGATGTTTTACCAACAAGTGATGCAAGAACTGGAGATGCTAGAATCTGCTGCGGAAAATGTAAAGGAGAATGTGAGTGAATGATACAATATTTTTAGTTATTATGGTATGTTTACTTATATTAGGTATTGTTTTTTGTTTGCCATTGCTTATTCTTGGTAACAAATCACATGTTTGGAGAAGTTATATGGGCGCACCAAATCCAATAGAATTAGCAAAATTAGGATATTTTTGGAATGAAGAAAAACAAAAATATGAATATATAGAAATTAATTTACATAAAGGAAATAATAATGAGTAACGGTATCGTAAATATTAGGGGTAAAGAATACAAAACAGTAGCTTTGCGTGTAGCAGAGTTTAGAGAAAAGTATCCTAATTATTATTTAACAACAGAGATTGTGAAGATTGATGATGACCAATGTATTATTAAGGCTTATGTCGGCCAACACAAAGATGATGGCTCAGTTCAAACATTTGCTACAGGCCATGCTCAAGAGTTCCGTAAAGCAAGTCAAATCAATGGTACATCTTATGTGGAAAATTGTGAAACTTCTGCTATCGGTAGGGCTTTGGCTTGTCTTGGTATTGGCGGTACTGAGTTTGCTTCAGCTAATGAAGTTGTTAATGCTATTTATCAACAAAATAATCCAGTTAAAGAGCAAGTATCTGAAGCTGAATTAACATCTGCTAAAAACAATCTTTTAGAAGCTAACAAAAAAGGCAATCTTAAAGAAACATTTTTTGGATTAAAACCAGCAGTTCAAGAGTTATTGCGTGAATATGCTAATGAGCTTAAAAAGTCTGCATGAGTCATTTAACCGACAATCGTAGGCATAACATAGTAACAGCATCTAATGCTTGGGCTTCTGTCAATGAAAGACAAAAGCTCTGGCGTCAGATGACTATGCGTGAACCACCTTTTGAAGGTAATGAAGCGACTGCGTGGGGTAATCTTCACGAAAAGGATGCTTTGTCAGCTTTTGAAAAAGAGATGGGTGAAATATGTGAGCCTGGCAATAAACTTATAGTGCATGATAGTTTGCCTATGGGTGCTAGTGCTGATGCCTATTTAAACGGTGATCCATGTGAGTTTAAATGTCCATTTAGCATGGAGTTTTATGGTGACATACCAGAACGCTATTATTGGCAAGTTCAAATGCAAATACATTGTTGCAAACGTGAGCAAGGATGGTTTAGCGTATGGACACCTAATGGCATTACAGTTGAGTTAGTTAAGAAAGATGAAAAATGGCTTGACTGGTATAAGCCTTTACTGCTAGAATTCATGCAGTTTGTAGAAACAGATACTGAACCTACACGCTGGAAACGTAAACCTATTTACACAAAGGAGTAACACATGGTTGAACCATTTATCCCAAAACCAGGAACTGCTTATCTATTTCCTAACCCTAAAAAAGTTGAAGATTGGCAAGCTGACTTTAAAGGTACAATTATCACACCTGAAGATTTACAGCCAAATACTAATTATTGGTTTTATGTAACTAATAAAGTAAATGCACAAGGTAAGAATTATGTAAAAGTAGCTTTTGGTAATCAGTTTGTGCCAAGAGATCAAGAATCTGCTAAGGGTGCAGATGTTGTGGTTGAGGATGATTCTGTTCCTTTCTAGGATCATCCCCAAACACTTTATAACTATTTATTCATTATATACATGGTTACTTCAAAGCCAAAACGCATTTCTGTAGCAGTAGGTTTAGTCCACATAGCAGATCTCCTTTCTTTTAGATTTATATGTGAATTATACGCTTCTACAGATTTTGGCGTAACAGTAAAATCATTAACTAGGGGTATGTAATATATGGATATACAATCTTTAGAAATGGATGTAGTATGTTATGCTACCGCAGCTTATCACGAAGGATCAAATAAATATGAACGAATCGCCATCATCAATGTTATTCGTAATCGGCTTAATACTGGGCGTTGGGGTTCTAGCGTATGCTCTGTTGTTTATGCTGATAATCAGTTTGTCGGAGTATGGGATGACACACATGAAAAAGTTGATGAGAAAACCTACTTGGAAACCAAGCTATTGGTTCTTGACACAATTGTATTTCATAAATATGCTAACCCAGTTGCAGATGCGTTGTTTTTCCATGATGATTCTATGCAAACAAAAAATTACTGGTTTGGTCAAAAGCGTAAAGCAAAAATTGGAAGGATGATATTTTACTAATGAAAACTCCACTAGCTTATTTATATGAAGAATATGACGTTAAGTCAGGTGATCTTAAAAAGTCTTACTTATGGTCATTTCATCCTAATCAATTGTCATATCTTAACGACCTTAAAAATACAACACATCACATTAAAATAACACCTTTATTTGCAGGTGAACCTGTAGAAGAATATAAAGGTTTATCTAAATACGATAGTAAAAGATTAACTGAAGCTAATAATGGATTATAATGAGAACCAATTATTCAATAGCTAGGGAAGAACAACAAGCTCTAAAAGTAAGAGAATATATAAGATCTCATCCTAATTCTAATTTAAAATCTATCATTCAAGATTGTGGCGTAACACGATATAGATTAGATTATTTATATAGAACAGGGCAAATTAAATTGCCATTACCTACGCCTTTTGGAGAACGCAATGGATATGCTAGAAAAAGCAGTTGAATGGTGTATTTATTTATTAATTGGATTTAGTATTTTTGGGTTGGCAATGGGTATTTTTCGTTTAATTGATATGTTTTTTATAAGGGGATGTATATGGTAGATATGGTAAATAAACCGCCACATTATTTGGTGAATGGGTATGAAACAAAAGATATTTTATTGGCTTATTTTCCAAATGATCCAATAATGTTTACTGCTGCTCAGTATTGTTTAAGAGCTGGTAGAAAAGGTGATGAAGAATTAGATATTGATAAATGTATTTTTTGGCTACAAGAAAAGAAAAAACAATTACGAGAATCTAAAGCTGATGCTGTAAATCCACCAGAGATTGCTGCTCAATTACAACGTCTTGAAATGGTAGATGACTGATCCATTTAAGATTATAGAACCCACCGTTATTAGTTTTAGCGGTGGTCGTACTTCTGCATATATGCTTTGGCGTATATTGCAATCTAATAATGGTAAACTTCCTAATGACGCTATTGTATGTTTTGCCAATACAGGCAAAGAAGAAGAAGAAACGCTTGAATTTGTAAGAGATTGTGAAGTAAATTGGAATGTCCCTATTCATTGGCTTGAATATCAATGGAATGAAGATTCAAAATTAAGATTTAAAAAAGTAGATTTTAATACTGCAAGTCGTAATGGTGAGCCTTTTATGGCTATGATTCATGAATCCACAGGTTATTTACCTAATCCAGTAGCTAGAATATGCACCGTAACATTAAAGATTCGCACTATTGATAAGTATTTAAAGTCTTTAGGATGGAAACATAATGAAAATATGGATTGGGTAGGAATTAGAGCAGATGAAATGCGTAGAGCTGCTAAAATAGATCGTGAAAGAACTCCATTAGTTACAGCAGGAGTAACAAAACAAGATGTAGGTAAATTTTGGCAAGAACAATCTTTTGACCTTAAATTACCAAATAATAATGGTGTAACTATGCATGGTAATTGTGATTTATGCTTTTTAAAACCAGCACATCAAATTATGAGCTTAATACAAGAAAAACCATCTAGGGCTATATGGTGGATAAATGCTGAGAAGTCTGTCCAGACTTCTAACAAAACTTTTGGTGACGGTGGAAGGTTTAGAAAAGATCGCCCAAGCTACCAGCAAATGTATGACTACGCTTTAAATCAATCTGATATGTTTGATAAAACTGAAGAAGCGATCCCTTGCTTTTGTGGAGATTAGGTATCCAAATTTGGTAGTTATTACACGTTTAGCAGAAAGCCAAAAAATACTAAACTTACTACATCCTCTGATGTTGGCTTAACAATACCTTTGTTTCGCACAGAAAGGGCTGTTTTAGCCCTTTTCTTTTATTTAGTGAATAATGTCATCATCATGCTGTAATTCAGCATAAATAGATAGTTCCTCGCCTGATATTTCTATATAACTTCCGTCAGATATTTCTAGGATGATTGTGCTTTCAGCATAATCTAATTCGGCAGACACAACAGTTTTACCTACAAGATGATCGCAAATTTGTTGTGCTGTAGCAGACATATTTATCCTTAAATATTAATAAGTGATTCTGTGCTAATTTTTTCTTTAGTAGCTGATCTTGCCCACGCACCGCAAGATTGACATTGATAGCGTTGGAATACTGATACTCTTGATCTTACTGTACCACGTTTGTTTAATTTGCGTGATCCGCAATTTGGACAACAAATATTTGCAGAATATACATTATGATTAGGATGTGATTTAATCCATCCTTTTAAATGGTCATATACTTTTTCTAACAATAATACATCTTGTTTGTTATATGCTTCCATTATTTTCCATGCTGCTGAATTTTTATTCATACAATCAACCCATAGCTGAAAATTAGTTTCATTTTTATTTCCAAAACCTAATTTTTGAGCTACATAATCTAATTTATTAGAAGTAAATCTAAATTGTTTTCTAGCTACTTGTAATAAATCAATTTGTTTATATGGTGCTGGAGGAGAAAATTTATGCAATAAAAATTCTTTATTAATAGTTGGAATATCAAATCTTGAGCCATTATAATGTACGATTGCATCGGCTTCATCCATAAGGGAATGAATACCTTTAATCATATTTTTATGTTTAGATTTATGAATTGAATCAAACATAATTTTAGATTCACCATGCCATTTTGCAGCCCAACATAAAACTTGAGATGAATCTATTAATCTTGCTAATGGTATATTTTCGTTCCATAATCCCCAAACATACGCTGTATTAGGACTTGTTTCTATATCTAAAAGTAGTATCTTCAAGTAACTCTCCTAGTGTTGTGTTGCCTCATTATACACTATAAGTAATAATATAATTGCAAGAATATACTTAATATCTTCTATAGCACAAAGCGTGTAGCAAATTGCGTAATCTAACATACTACAATAGTCGCTGTTTTAGCTTCTTGTAGTTTTGCAAAGAAGTCATTAAATGCGTCTTTAGATTTACCTATGAAATCTCCACCTGTCCATGTGTATCCTAATAAGATACATCCATCTGTGTCTTTAGATGTATTGCCAGGATGAATACGAATACCTGTAAAATTAGGTACATCTAATATATGGGGAAGTTGCTTACCAAAACGAGTAGAAACATCAATAATGACAGAGTAAGTGCCAGTAGGAATAGCTGTTTTTCCATCTACCTTTTCTCCTTTACGAACTACATCTTCTAAAGAAAAACTATGAAATACACCATCTATATAAAACTTACCGATAGTATATGTAGTACCATATTCAAATCGTTCAAGTCTTAATTTCATTTAAGTTTCATTTTCTCCACAGTCCTTAAAGTACCCATACCTAAAAGACCTAGTAAAACTGTTAAAAGAGTGTCCATTTGAAAAGGCACAAGAATAGGCTGTTGTCCCCAGAGCATGATAAAGTAGTTGAATAAGGGGAGAATAACGAAGTGGAGTCCAAAGGCAATGGAACATATCCAGCCAACGCTAGGCCTCCAACCTGACTTAAAAAAACTTTCTGATTGAGCTTCTGCAAGATTAACTTTAATTTGTTCAAGTGCAATTTGAAAGTCTTGGTCATTTAAACTCCTTTGTAATTCTTCTTTAGCTTTTGCTCTAGCATTAGCATCTGGAATGACTTTATCTAAAACAGAACTAATAGTGCCAAATATGGTATCAATGAGTGCCATTATGTTGTTGAACTTCCATGATTATGATGATGAATTTCAGGTTGATCTTGCTTTTTTTGTCTTAAAATATTATATGGAAAATCTTTTTTAATAGGATCTTCTTTTAATTCTTTAGGGCCTTTAGCAAAAACCTTTTGTAATGTTTCTAATATTTTCATTATAGCTCCAATGGATCAAAGCCAAATTGCTTGGCTACTTTCTTTTGCATTTGTTTAAATTCACCTTTGTGGGATAGGTATTTTTCGGAATTTGGATACTTTATGTATATGACTTGGTGTATCATCTCGTGAAGTAGGGTTTTTATAACAGTATCTAAATGGCTACATTTGCCTGTAGATATTGTTATAGTGTGCGGTTCTGGTGAGTATTCTCCGTATAGATCAGGGTTATTGCAAACCACAAATTCTACACGCTTGGCAGGTGGAAATTGCATAGATGCGAATGGCTCTATTTGTGTAAATGCGGTGTACAAAGCTGCCAACGTATCTTCGGTAATCCACATTATTTTCCAGAGAATAAATGCATGAAGTAACCTATAAAACCACCGACAGATGATGCGATCATCATGCCAGTCCACAAACCGCCTTTAGATTTGTTGGCAAGCTCTAATAGTTCTTTAATATCTTTTTCAAGGCTTTCTACTTTACCCTCTAAAGATTCTACTTTGCCTATGAGCTTACCATAAGATACAGGATTAATGTCGTTCATTATTCACTCACAGGAGCTTCAGCAGCTACTTGGCTAGGTGATTTAGGCCATGCGATAGAACCCATAATAGTTGCTACTGCATCTACGTCTTGTGCTGCTGTAATTGCTGTTCTAGTTTGGTCAGCAGTTGATCTTACACTAGCTCTGTAAGTATTCCAGTCTGGGTTGATTGGTGTTGATGTTTCTGTAGCTTTTACTACCATCCAGTCACTAGGTTGTAGGATTGTGTAAGCTGTGTTGTTGATTTGTGATAATGCACCAGATTTCACAGATGTTAAATCTTTAGGTGTATTTACATAAGTTAATGTAGCTTTGTCTAATGTTGATGATACCCAGTAATATTGGTCATTAGCTGGTGAGTTAGTAGCAATTACTTCCTCTAAACCAATTTCTGACTTTTCTTCTGGTGTTGAAAGGTTAAGCCAATTTGATGGATACTGCACATCATTTATAGTAAAGGCTTGTCCTTCTTGTATATATTGTCCGTCTGCGGTGCTGTAAAACATATTATAGTCCTTTAAAAGTGTTGTGTTTCTTCATATTCTCTAATGCTGGCAAGTATTGTAAATTACTTTCAACATGGAGTCCTGATACTGTTTTTCCTCGTAGAGGTATGATATGGTCTACATGATAACCTTCAGGTCTATTCACATATATTTCCATAATTTTTTTTAAATTAGCCCATTTAGGTCTTTGTCTAATTTCTGCAATTTCCCTTAAACGACTATGAAATCTTGCATATCCTTTTGTTCTTGATAAACCATGTTTAGTATTAGCTTTGCCTTGTAATGCAGAAGTTTCTTTTCTAATACATCCACAAGACTTGGTATGACCACTTCTTATTTGTTTTCCATTAAGAGTTATGGTATTACCACAGTCACATATACAATTCCATGCTGCTCTAGTATCTTCATTAGCGGCTCTAGAAACAATGGTAAGTCTATTAAACTTCTTACCAATAATATTTAGTTTTTTAGGCATCAGAAGGCGTTGCTGTTCTTAAAGGGACTTGAAGCCCATGCCATACCAATGTAAGTTCCACCATTGGCATTAAAGCCTGCTGTAGTATTTCTTAACTTAAAGCCATTAGATAAAGCATCTATAGATGTTGCAGATGTTTCTGCTGCACTACTATTAGCTAATAAAGTATTGGTTATCACATCATAAGTATTTCTAGCAGTATCCCACATATACCAATCGCCTGTAGTATCTGTTCGTTTAATCATCACAAAGCGAGGGAGAAAGCCAACATATACAAAGCTACCGTCAGTACTACCATTTCCTGTATAACTAAACGCTTTAGAGAACCCTGATACATCTGCCCAGCAATAGGCTACATAAGTAGATGTATTATTATTAACTGCTGAATTTCCTACTGTAATTAATGTGGATGTAGGTGCTGTGTTACCCCAAACTGAAGCTGAATTACTTACTGCACCAGTAGTATTTAAAGACATATTTCCTTGTGCTGTGTTTGAAAATGACTTGTGCCATGTAACCCAATTTTCACCTGTTTGTGACCTAGACTTAATTATAAACATAGCAGGTGCTACGCCAAGTCCGTGTCCAAAAGTTCCACTTGATGAACCACTACCTGTATAAGTCACAATACTAAACCCAGCAGTTGTGTTTACAGATACAGTAGATGTAATAGAGCCTGAAGTGTTAGATGATGTTGAACCTTGACCAGCTTGCCATTGCCAACCTACAGATGACTCACCAGAACTATCATTTGAATTTTCACTAGCACCTAGAGTAAAGCCATTACTATTAAATGCAGTTAAATTTCCAGAACCTGCAACAGCAGCATTTGTTAAGTTTGGATATAAAATATTATCTGCACCACGAATTGAGTCATAAATTGTGTGGTTATTTGCATTTGTTCTTGACTTTAACCAAACCAAGTCAGGTTTAATTTGACCTTGATTAACTATTACTTGTGTAGTTGCATTACCTGTAAATGTAGTAGCATCCATATACTTATTACCCTGTAATATAGTAGGAGTAGGTAAATTGTAAGTATTAAGAGCTACATAGCCTGTAGGAGGTGTGTATGAGAATGGGCGTTGTCCAAAATTAGCAGTATAAGCTGGTGTTGATGCGCCTGAATTATCGCCTACTGCCGCACTAAATGTTCCTGTTAAACTTGAATATGCAGTTCCTTGTGATACACCATTTTTATAAAATACAAGTGTTCCAGCAGTTAAATCTAATGCAACACCAATAACATCATTAGCACCAAATGTTGCGCCATAAGCTACACTTGAACCATTATTAATTTTGTTACCACTATTTGCTAAATATCCATAAGATAATGCAGATGTTCCTACTGCGGTTGTAGTGGATACTGATACATCAGATATACCAATACAAGAACCAGCACCACCATTTAAATCTGTAATTTCCCAATACCATTTACCACTATTAACAAATATAGTGCCTTGGGCTTGAACATTGTTACCACCGCTTGTGCCTGTAACTTTTAAATTACCATCTGCAAAAGTAAATACGCCTGTATATCCTAAAGGATTTAATACAGCATAATTAGCAGTCGTTGTTGATGTCAATGTAGGAACATCTGTCATAGCATCATAAGTTGTGCCACTTGTTACAGATATATTATTAGTATTCCAATAGTTTCCGTTGCCTGAATTGTCTTTACCTAGTCCTGTGTTAGAACCTGATGTAAGTGCTATACTGTTAAAGTTTAGGTAGAATCCGTTAGTGCCATAAGTGCCTGTGTATTTAGCTGGTTGCCATACGCCTGTGGTTGCGTTTGTAGAGCCAAATGATGATGGTGTTAGGGCTTGTCCGTCAATGAAGTTAATGTCAGTCATGTAGCCGTCAAATGGTCTTGAGCCATCATAAGGATATACACCAAAATTATGTAATTGAGTATTATTTACTTGTGAGAAAGCAGAGTTTTGTGATGGATATGATGAACTTGAAAATGCAGTTACTTGAGTACCATTCACATAAAACTTAATTCTGTTAGCTGCAGTAGCTTGAGTTGTATCAAATGCTAAAGCAAAGTGATACCAAGCACTAGGGTCTCTAAATACTTGTGTTGTAATAAAACCATAAGAAGTAGAACCATCATCTAAATAAAACCTTACAGTATCATCAGCTTGAAATTGAAGCATTGTCAAACCTGCAGGGTTACTTGGTATAGAAGCTCCCCATAATACTTGAAGTGAACTTAATGCACCTCTTTTAACCCAACCACTCCATGTCCATGTAGTTCTATTAGATGCTAAAGTAGGTGTTCTAGATAGTTTTGCACTAGCACTACTTCTAAACCTTAAAGAATTAGTTAAGTTATATCCTGATGGGCCATTTGCTACTAAATTAAGCATTAAGAAACTCCTAGTGATCTGCCTTGTTCATATAAATTAGTACCATCACTACGGAAAACAAAATAGTCTTTTGCACTTGCAGCAGTTGATAGTGTTGGTGCTGAACCACCTGTCCATTTAAACACAGTATCCCATGTGAGTGTATTAGATCCTGCGTTTTGTATAACTGCTAAAGCATAAAATGCACCGTTTACTAAGTTTGTTGGCGCACCCATTGTTCTATTGCTAGACACAAAAGTAAATGTTGCTGTTTGTCCTGTAGATGTATCCCAAGCTATTGTAGATGCGTCTGTAAGTGTAATATTAGGTGAGTATCCTGTGCCTACTACAGATAATTTTGCAGATGGGCTAGCAGTTCCTAAACCTACTTTACCAGATGAATCTTTATAGATTTGGTTAGTACCAATAGCAATTATACCAGTTCCGCCTGTAAGTGTGCTTGTATATGATAAAGCTGCACTAAATGCGTTTGTACCTGTCCAAGTATTATTAGAGCCTAAAAGTGATGCTGCAGCTATGCTAGATACTTGAAATTGTGTGCCATCATAATTAATTGTAACTACAGATCCTGAAATAATGTCACCAATAGCTAATGCAGTAGCACCATTTTTAGTAATATTTTTAGCACCGATACCGTTAATATTAATAGTAACGCCTGTAGTTGTATTAGCACTTGCAGCAATAAATGTAAATGATTGACCAGCAACATAAGCAGTCATGGAAAGTGGTGCAGTAGCAGTAATAGTGTCTGTGCCAGATACGCTTGTTAAGTATGTTAAAGTACCGTCTTGAACTTGACCTGCAGCAGGATAGCTTGTTCTTAATAGAGCATTACCTACACCTGTGTGTATATAACCGCCCATAGGCAAATTAGCAACAGGAGTAGTTTGTCCGTCATACGCAAGAGATGCTGTCATAGCATTTCCAAGATCATTTAGGGTTGTGTTAGCCCATGTAGATGATATGACCGTTCCTGTTACGACTGGATTTCCTGCTGGAAGCGAATATACGCCTGATCCATTTCTTGCCATTATTGTTGCTCCTTGTTTGCTTTATTCGTTAAAATTGCTGTATTAATTATGTTTTCTAATGATGCTTCAGGCAACATATTGACTAATTCTGTAACCTTTTCACCTGCTTTTCCTGCAACATTTGCAGTTTTACCTGCTAACATAGTCGCTAAACGAGCAATTCTAGGTGATGTTAAAGGTGCTGTTACATGAAATATACTAGGTAATATAGCTTTTTTACCAAGACTTAATGCCATATTTGCTAAATCATTGCTACCTGTTCTTGCTGGTATTGGACTCCATGTAGCAGTATCTACGCCAGCTTGTGTAGCTTGTTTTAATCTTTCAGCTTCACTTAATCCTTCAAATGGGTTATATGCTGGCATGGTGGTTCTTTTTAATGCTGCAGGCATATCTTTTGGTAATTCTTTATAATGTTGAGCTAATAAATCCCAAGCTCCTAATCCTTCAGGATGTCCTTTTGTATAATCTTCTGCAAGTATAGCTACATCATGCGGAACTTGTAGTTTGCGTGTGTAGTTATAAACCATGTCATTGTATAATTGCTTACCTAATGGCGTAGCTTCATTGATAGCTTGCTTTAATTCAGGAATATCTTGTTTGTATGCTTGATAAATAGTGTTAAATGCTTCAGGATCTTTACCTGATTCAAATGCCAATACTCTATTAGGAATAGATTTTACAAAGCCACTAGATTTGCTTAATAAATTAGCTAATTTTTGTGCAGTATCTGAAGTTTTAATTTCATTAGCTATTGTTTCTGCAGCTACTTTACCTTTTTCTACCATTGGTGTTTTAGTAAGACCGCCAATAGGATATATTTCTGGTGCTAATCCTTCTAATTTACTTGCTTCCCAAGCATTACCAATTCTTTCCATGACGCTTGGTTTATATGGTGCAGCATTTCTACCACTTGCTAATGTCATATTAGTAGGAATAGAAGGATCATAAGGTGCATTAGTTTGTGGATCAAATCCTGGTTTAATTGCAGGAGCTACTTCCCATGCGTTTTTAACTGGTGCGTCTTGCCATCCCATTATTTATTCCTTATGGTTTAACTCTAGTAACACCATTTGGATCTACAAATGTAGTGCCAGATGGAAGTAAATTATATTCAGCATCATTAGTAATTTTTTTAGGTTGAGCTAAAATATCACCTTGTTTTTGAGCTGTAGTTTTTTTAACTTTAGGATTTTGACCTAATTCTAATTTTTCATATACATTTCTAGCTTCAGGTGTTAATAAATCGTTTATATTTTTATTTAATCCCATACCAGCTTGATATTGTGATTCTAAAGATTTCAAAGCTCCACGCAATAAATCAACACCATTTTGAATATATGATTTTTGTTGTTTTTCTCCTGCATTTGGATCAAATGCGTTTTCCCAATCTTCTAATTCCTTTAAACTTCCACCACCAGATGCAGCAAATACTTTGCGCAATTCAGATGCAACAGCTTTTTTAGATGCTTCATAATTTCCTTGTCTTGTATCGCCAAATCCTTTTTGCTCAATATAATTAATTGGTGCATTTAAAAGTCCAGGTAAAATATCAAAATTATTTAAATCTTCTGCTCTTTGATACAAATTACCCATGTGATATAAAGTTTGATTAGCTGCACGAATTGCATCTGATTGCTTGCCTTTAGCAAAAGCTGTTGCAGTTTGCTGTCTTTTTTGAAAATTAGTAGCATCAAATGTAGGATCGTATTGTGTAATAGCACCAAGTAATTGTTGTCCAGCAGGAGTTCTAGTAATTTGTGGAGTTACAGCAAGCTCACCATTTGCATATTTTTTAATTAAGTTTGCAGTACCAACAGGTAATGTTTTTAAATAATCTTCGCCTGTAAGACTTTGCACACTTTGTGCTGTAGCTGGAGTAGCAGTAGATAAATCAAATGGCATTAGTTAGCCTCCTCATAATTTTTTCCATCTGGACTAACGTATGCTTGATTACCATTAGCATCTGTATGTAAAGTCCATCCTTTTTTATTTGTCATTGGTTTTGATGATGTAGATAAATCAGGAAGATTTAATGGATTAAGTTTTTTCTTTTCTATTTCCAATTCTCTTTCTTTAAATTTATTTGTAATATCATGTTGTTTACCAGATTGCTCTAATGTAGCAGCTGTATTTGCAGAAATACCTATAGGCATTGTTGCGCCTGTTGGCTGACCTGTTTCATCAACTTGAACTAAATTACCGCCTGCATTAATCCATGTAGCTTTTTTAGGTGTGTACATTTGTTTAACATAATCTAAAATAGCACCTTCACCTATTTTATTATCACCAATAGTTTGACCATATCTAGTTACAGCACCTAAAATATCTTGTTTTGATAATGGTTGTGCAGGTATTTGTGTTGTTACAGGTTGCATTACATTAGTTTGACCTTGCATATTTTGTGTATTATATGGTGAAGTCATGCCAACTTGTTCAGCAGTACCATAAGGTGATGTAGGAACATTCATTCCTTGTTGCAAATCTACTGTAGTAGGTTGCATTGTAATTTGTTCTGTAGGTTTAGGATTTAAGTCACTTAATAATCTAGCTAATCCTGTTTGCTTTTTAGCTTCTTGAGATTTCAGAATATCTCCATACTCTTTCATAGCTTCTTTTTCTTTCATGCCAGCCAAACCTTGACTAACTGCACCAGCAAGATATTGAGTCCATGATGGAGCTACATATCTATTGCCCACCATTTGACCTTGTGGCATAGGTGCATTTCTTAAAGAATCAGCTAAAGCAAGTTTGCGTTTAAGATTAATCGCAGCTAAATTAGCATCATCAGATGTTTGATCTGTGTTATCCCCAAACTGTGGGAAAAAATCCATAATTGCCATATTTGCTCCTAGATTAATGCGTAATTAACAGCTTTATATCCATCAGCCATTGTAATAACTGCTTCTGGTATAACTTTTTCAACTTCTTGAGCCATAACACCAATTTGCTGACCTTCTGGTAAGCCAAAGCCTTTTTTGTAATGATATTTATAAACATTAAGACCATTAGATAATGTACCAATTTTCTTAATATATTTTTTAAGGCGTTTATCAGATTTAATATATGCACTTCCTAATGCACCACCAAGATTCATTAAACCACCCATAAATCCACCGCTTGCAGCTTGTTGAGCATTGTAAGCATTAAGTTGATTTTGATAACTTGCATTAGCAGCACCAAGTAAATCTGGGCCTGCTGTGTAAGCCTGATTAGGTGTATTTACAAAGTTAGGATTTTGAACTTGAGAACCTGTGCGTAGTGCATTAATGACGTTAATAGGTTGCATTTGATTGTATGCTTGTTGTTGAAATGCTTGTTGATTAGCATTAAGTCCCATTCCCATACCTTGAACAACTGCACTATTAAGTAAATCATTTTGTTTTTGAGTTTGTAACATTTTAGCTTGTTTGTATGCTTCTGTACCTGCAGCAATACCTCTATTAGCTAATTGTTGATCTAATGCAGCATTTTCACGATCAATTTGTGGGCCAAGTCTGCTCATAATAGCATCTTGATATGATTGACCAGGATTGATTCCTGTAGTAGGTAATTGAGATGTATCTACACCAGGTTGTGATAATACAGTATTAGCATAATTTAAACCTCTATTAGCTGTATCCATTAAACCTGTATTTAATACATTGGTTTTATTTAATAGCTCTTGTTGAGCAGGTGCTAATGTTTGTGTAGCAGTATATAAAGTATTACCGTATGGATCAGTACCAGGATTAGCTGTATAAATTAAATTACCGTATGGTGTAATTTGATTTGTACGGTTTGCAGCAGCAGTTGCTCTAGCAGCTTCTAAGTTACCAGCAGCAGTTGCTTGTGCAGCACCTGTGTAATCTGGTGGTGGTGGAGCAGAACCTTTACCACCGCCATAGAATGTAAAGTAATCACCTAATGCTGGTAATAACCATTTAAAATCTAACAATTTCATACTTTTTCCTTTATATATCTATCTTTAAGTTTTAACCAACGACAATCTTCAGGTGACATTGTATAAACAATGCCATCACCATCTGGGAAATAATCTTTAAGCAATGCTTCTTGCTTAAATCCTAAGTGAACATTTACTTTTTGAGCTTTTAGATTAGCTGTAGAGACTAATCCTTTTAACTGTTTTACTTTTAATACATTGAAAGGGTAATTAAATATTGCAAAATAAAATTCCCTAGATACATGACGTGGATCATCACATCTTGAATGACTTGCTATACATGATCCTGTATAACCATCATACATAAGACCAGCAATTAACTGACCTTTATAAACTTGACCTATTGCTTGGCAAATAGGAGTCCATGATCCGCCAGCTTTCTGACAAACCCATTCTCCTACTTCTTGTCCTTGAACTATTATAGTACTGCACCCTTTTCAATTACTATATCTGTTGAAACCCATCTTACGTCAATGCCTTGAGATGTAGTGGATACGATTGGCGCACCATAATAACCTACGCCATTAACACCTTGCCATTGTTGCAAGACTGATAAACCACCACCCCATAATGCAGAATCCCATATTCCAGTATCCCAATAGCCAATAGCTGAAGGTGTATAGTTTAGGATTGTAGTAGGTAAACTTGTATTAAAATCTACATTAATATTTGTGTAGATAGAAGGATTACCAGATGTTCTAAATATTGGTTTAGCCATTGTGAAGCGTTTAAGTTCACCTGGACTACCAAAAGCAGAGAACGCTTGTAATGCTACTCCTGTAATATTAGCACCGTTATCAGCGTTTGTGTACCATGCACGACCTACATAATTAGATCCACCAAAATAAGGTTGATCGTTAAACAATTCCCAGCAATATGCGTTCCAACCTGTGTAATTACACCAATTAGTTGTAATGCTATTCATAGCAAATTGGTTAATTTGTATTGGATTAGGTACATTTAACCATAATTGGTTTTCTTGTGGATAAAACAACATTTGCCAACCAAATTGATCGCCATATTGTGTAATAGCTTCTGATACAGCCCATTGAATTTTGTCTGTAATAGCTACTCTTGGATCAAGTCTTGATGATTGTAATTCTGAAGCTAATGGAGTAATACCATCTTTACCTAAAACAAGTAAATCACCACCATATTTGTATAAACAACGAGTGCCTACAGGAGTTCCTAAATCCCATACGCCTGCTAATGCAAAATCTGTATCAGGATCAGATCCTTTATAGACAATTACTTGGCCTTTAGATGTATAAGCTACATAGTAGTCATCAACACCGTAACCAGCATCTATTGTCCATGTTGCATGCTGAATAATCTTACCGCCTTTATAAGCAAATGAGCTTAAATCTAATGATTTAGCTGCTCCACCTATAGATAACACAGGTAAATACCATACTTTTAATGTATCTGTTTGCGTAAAAAATACTCTACTTTTAAATACGATTGGGTTATTTAATGTAGTAGTAGTAACGCCTGTAATTGCTGGTGTAGATGCGCCTGTAATGCTTGTCCATGTAGTGCCATTATAAACATAAGGTGTAGAAACACCATTAGCCATCATTAAAAATGATCCGCCAGCAGTTGTAATATTACAATATTGCCAACGTGAATTACCTAACCCTGTTAATAATGCAGAACCTACTGCACCTTGTGATGTAACATCATAAACACCGCCATTAGATATAGCTAATAGCTTACCTGTAGTGCCACTTTCATAGTTCATAAGTGTATCTACTTCAGCAGGCAATCCTGTAGCCCACTTTGTATAACCACTTCTTAATTGTAATTCTGTTGTCGCAGGAAACCAGTTAGTAAGATAAACTGCATCTGTTACAGGCATGTCACCTAAACTATCTCTTGCGTTCCATCCGCCTACTGGTGCTGGTAACGATACGCTTCCTGCTGATTTTTGTTTTACTGGAAACATTATTTATCCCAAATATCTTTAAAAGGATTTAATCCTTGTGATCGTCTTTGTATAGCCCATTGTTCTGCTTTTGATCTAGCAGACGGCATTATATTTTCATGTTGCACAATCTCAGTAAGTTCTTTTTTGTTTAATGTAGGTACAATAGATGGAAAATCACCAATGCTATCTCCAATAGATAATTCTGTTACGCTTTGACCTTTTGGATTAGTTTGCACTCCCATCCATCCTGTATATTTAGGCATCATTTGACCGCCATAAGTACCATTAGGATTTTGATATGCTCTTAGCCCATAAGGATTAGGATAATCACCTACGCTTAAACCACCTTGTTTTGGTGATGCGCCTTGTAATAATTTTGCTAATTTAAGAGTGTAGTTATCCATTACTACTGTCCGTAATTAGCGTCAGGTATATTTTCAAATCCGATTAAGATTGATCCAGGTACTGGAGCAAAGCTCAATGTAGCTGAACCAGAATCGTTTGCTTTAGCGAATGATAATTGTTGTAAATAATCTCTTGTAAATGCTGTTGCGTCAAAACCTTTAATTTCAAAGTATTTCTTTTTCAAAGCTGTAACCATTAAACGATCAGGGAATACACAAGTATCTGTATCAGCTAAAAATGATGATTGTGTCACTCCTGCTGCACTTGTAGCCCATTGGTTACTCATGTATTCAAAGCCTAAATACTCATCTGTATTCATAGCAGGCCATACTTGGAAGTATCCACCTAAAATTCTGTAACGGATTCTAGGGCCTGTTGAAATATAGCTAGACTTTAAGAATTGCCATTGTTGCGCATCTGTAGGGCCTAACATTTCCCAGCGTTTAGACTTATCGTAATGTGTACGATCTATTTGCCTATCCCAATCGCTTGGTAATGGGTATTTAGCTTGTGAAAAGTAAAGTGTAAACACGCCAGATTGTGTGGCGGCTTGTGATAATGTAAGTGAATTAGTGCCTGTTACAGTATTAACATAAGTATCTTGATTGATACCTGTACCTGTAACGATCCATAAATTACTTAGCCCTGTGGTAGGCTCTACCGTTAATACATTGACAGAGTTTTCCACAAGGGTACAAGTAAGTGTTTCATAGACTGTATAAAAACGGTATTCTTTGTCTAATGCTTCCCAATTATGATCTCTTTGAATCTCATAACCAATAGAGTTCATAAGAGCATAAATCTGTACAACGTCTGCTGCAGTATTACCTACGACTTGCGTAGGTTGGGTTAAACCCATTTCACCTGTAGCCTGTTGAACGAGTTGCAATAGAGTTGATGCCATTTATTAGTCCTTTTTAGGTTCTTTCGTTTCTGATTTTGCTTCAGTTTTATCAGATTTAGATTTTTCCTCTATCATTTTTGCCATTCTTTCCATCTGAGCTTTAAGATCAGCAATTTGTTGATCTCTTAAATTTAATTCCTCAGCTTGTTTCTGTGCAAAGGATGAATCTTTAGCGTTTTCTAAAAACGCTTGAGCTTTATCTCTTAATGCTAATGGTGACATGCCTGCTGTCATACCGATTGCCATAAGTTGTTGATCTGAAGCATTTGCCACTTGCTCTACTGTGTAGAACTTAAAGTGTTTTAATTCTGTAGCTTGTGCAGCATTGAGAATTGGCCAATCTCTTAATAATGTACCTTGTACGTTATCAGGATTGTGGTTGCCATCTGCTTTTTCATTTAAATACATTGCCCATTGTGTAGGGAATTGTTGTTTATGTGAGTTATTCACAAAGGTATCAATAATGCTTAGTTGATTACCTGGTATTTCAATTCTAACAAAGTCAGCCATGTAGCTAATTGGTCTGCCTTCTTTATTGGTTAGAAAATCGTTTTGTAGTTCTTTACTATAAAATCTTACTGCTAATGCGCCTGTGTCTGACATTTAATTCTCCAAAGTAGTTTGGTTTGTCAAGCCTACTCACCATGAATAGACTTGAGAAACCCCCCTATTGCTAGGGGAGTACTTGTCACTATACTGAAGCCTTACCAAACCAACCGTATTGACCTGAAGCAAGTGCTGTAGATGGAGCAATGTATGCACCACCTGTAGAAGTTGCAACAAATGTAGTTGTGTTAATAGAGCATGATGTTTCTCCAGCTGTAAATGCATTACCAGCTTTAGCAAAAACATAACGTAGACCGTCTGAACCGAATACTTCGTTACCTAATGGGCCCATGTTAGGGATTAGTGTTGTACCGTCAGATGCTGTTTGTGTTTGTGCTGCTGATGTTAAATCTACGCCAGAGATAGGGGTTACTGAATAAGCCATAGTATTATCTCCTTAATTAAGCTGTTAAAACGCCGTTAAATTGTGCGCCAGAGCTAGTAAGATTACCTGCCCAACCGATTAATTTAACAATAGCGTCTTGGTTTACAGATTGACGTTCACCACCGATTGGCACAAAGTTTCTGTCTTTGTGTGGGCGGAAGAAAATGTAGTCTGTGTTTAAGAAATACATATGGTTTGCAGGTTCTTGATTACCAATACCGCCACCTAATACTACGTCAGCAGATGTACCACCACCGTAGAATTTGAGTGAAGCGAAACCTGAACCAGCCATTTCTGGATCAGTTACACGTTGGATAGCTTGTAAGCTGTTTACATATAGGTTGTAGTAGTTATTGTCAGCTACGATTAAGTCAGCCTTATCAGTACCACGAACTAGCTTGATAGCTAATTGAGTCATGTAAGATTGAATGTTAGCTGCTGAAACTGCTGCACCACCGTTAGTCACGCCAGAAAACGCTTGGTTTTGCCAGAAAGACCATGTTGCACGATTGATACCACCGTAAGTACCTGAAGCTGGGCTGTCAGCAACTGCTGCTGCTAAACCAGTAAGGTTCTTACCACCGTTACCAGTACCATTGCCATATAAGTCAAGGTTGATACGGTTAGCTAATTGTGCTTCTGCTACTTTGATACGACCTTCTAGTAAGTCAATGATTGCTTCTTTACCAGAGTTTTGTAACATTTCAAGACCAGAAATAGTAACTGCTGAAGCGTATTGAGCAATGCTGAATTGAGCTGCAGAAATTGGGCTATTTGGTGAAATGTTTAATGTTTCAAAGCCACTATATGAGTTAGTGTTGTTTGTTGAAGTATCATTGTACATGATTTCTTCTAAAATTACGTTACCGCCTGAAAATGGGCGTACGTTACCTTTTGACTTCAATTTTAATAGAAGCGGATTGTTGTTAGTTACGTTGTCAGCTAATTCACCAGAACGTGATTGAATGGTGGTAGCGATAATGTCACTAACTGAAGAATTGGCAAATGCCATAATAAAACTCCTTTGTTAGTTTAATTAAATATTTTCGCTAGAAAAAGTATCTACAATAGATGCTAATTGGTCACGAAGATTATTGCCCTTACCACCTAAACTCACATTCGCTGTAGGCGAGCTTGACTTAGGAGATATAGCCTTAGCTTTGACTGCGGCAATTTTACTTTTCTGCTCTGTTTGACTAGATTTTACCTGTTCGGATTGTATCTTTTGCCAAATGTCATCATGTAAACGTATTGCTTTGTCATAAGCAGTATTCAAGTCAGATGCCATATTGTTCTGGAGTAATCCAGCCATAGTTTCTCTGACGTCATCAAAGTAAGGTTTGTCCTTACTAAAAGATTCTATTTCACCCTTTAATTGGGTTTGTTCCATTTGTTCTTGTTGCGATTGGAATTGTTGCCATTGATTCTTAATTTGGCTCAATTCATTGGCGATCATAGAAAACTGTGGGCTAATACTTTGTCCACCTGTTAATCCATTTAGATCTACGCCATAATCGTTTGCTAATTGCGCAAACATTTGTAATTTTTGTTCAGGATTGCCAAACACCAATGTTTGATGTGCAGTACCTAAGCTGTTAATCCATTGTGCTGGATCAATACCATTTTGTTGTAAAGTAGGAGCAAACTTTTCCATTGTATTTAGGATAGGTTGAGCTTGTTCCCATTGACTCTTGTAAGTAGAAACACCTTTAGCAAAGTCTGCTTCACGTTGAGCAATATAATCCTGTAATGTAGGATCTAATTTACCCCATGATTCTTCATAGTCTTTTTTCCATGAAGATGGTCTTGGTTTAGCAGGTTTAGCTTCTGCTACGACTTCTTCTTGGACTTCTTCTATAGGTGCTTCTTCTGTAACTTCTTTTGTGCTTTTAAACTTACCAGATTCATCTCTTGGTTTGTCTGATTTAGCTTCTGTTACTTCTGTTTCTACAACTTCTGGTGTTTCTACAACTGTTTCTATTGCACTTTCTAATTGGTCACGCAAAGATGGTGATTCCAGAGTAGTCTGGTTATCCATTTTATCTCCTAATTGTTATTAAGCTGTTAAGTTATAAGCCCAGTTACCATTTCCTAATGAAGTAAATGTTGCAACTTTTTTAGTAGCTACTGATAGAGCAGCATCTGCTGTACCACCATTTAATGAGTAACCACTTGCTGGCCATACTTTAATTGTATTAGCTGTGTTGTTAAATACTGTGTACATGTCACCAGGTGCTGCATCTGCTGGCAATGTTGGGCCATAGTTGCTTGTTGATGCTGTGTATTCAACGATTGATGTTGGTAATGATTGTGAACCTTGAGCAGAACCTGAAGCTGTTTGTGCTAAAGACACGAAACCCACGATAGCTTGAGCTGATTGACCAGCATTACCACTACCTAAGATTGTTTTTACTAATGCCATAGTATTTCTCCTATTTATATCTAAGTTTTTCGTAAACCTGACGTGCCAATTGCTCTTTCAACCGACCACCGTCAGGCTTCTGTGGTCTTGCTGAACTCTGTTCCGCCACTACTAAATTGTGACGCTTTAAATGTTCTCTATGTGCTTTACGACCTTCTATCATTTCACCTGTTACCATAGATTGATAAGGTTGATAGTCAGTCATAATGTAATGTGAATCTACCTGATCTGTATAATATTCTTCAGCAGGTATAAGTTTATGAGTTTTAGGATCTTGAATATATCTAGCCATTAAATTAAAAGCAGTAATGCTTCCTCATCATCCATTTCACGTTGTAATTCTAATCTCTCTAATTGTAGTTTTTCAGCCATCATAATGATGCGTTGTGCTGCAGCTACATTTTGAGATAACAGTTTTAAGTCTATAGAGCTTAATGTAGGTTTGTTAGAGTTAGAATACTCTGAAACAATTTCCTTAACTTGCTCTACTACTTTTGGTTCGCCTAATAGTTCTTCTAAAGACTCTTTTACAGTCTGTTTAAATGATCTATTATGTGTACGTTCTTTCTTTAGTCCGCCTTTAGGTAATAATACCGTTGGTGTAGGTGATGATCCAGTTAATATCTGAAAGGCATTACGCTGAAAGCCACTTGTCTGAAAAGCACCAAATGCCATGATAAATTACGCTACACCCAGACTGCGACCTTGTTCGTATAAGTTTGTACCGTCACTACGGAATACAAAGTAATCTTTAGCACCTGCTGCTGTAGAAAGTGTAGGTGCAGATCCACCAGTCCACTTAAATACAGAGTTCCATGTTAATGTATTGCTACCGCTATTTTGAATAACAGCTAAGCCATAATAAGCACCATTCACTAATCCTGTAGGTGCGCCCATAGTTCTATTAGATGTAACAAATGTAAATGTAGCTACTTGTTGTGTGTTAGCAGCCCATGCAATTGTTGCACCGTCTGTTAATGTAGCATTACCAAAGTATTGTTGAGCAGTAAAGTTAGTAGCAGTTGCTGGTGCTACATAATCTGTTCCTGCTGTACCTGCGCTAATTGCAGTACCATTACCTTTTAACATTCCTGTAATAGATGTTGAAATAGTAATAGCTGGTGTTGTTGTAGCTGTAGCTACTGTACCTGCAAATCCATTAGCAGAAACTACTGAAGTGGATGTTACAGTACCAGAGCCTTTATTGTTAAATGTTGTCCAGTCTGCTGCAGATAATGCACCACGATTTGTAGCTGAAGCTGTAGGTACGTTTAGCGTGATTACAGGCGTAGTTGTTCCTGTAGCTACAGTAGATGATAAATCTGTTCCAGATGTGCCTAATGTTAAAGCTGCTACGGATGTTACTGTGCCTACTGACCATGTTCTATTTGCAGTTAAATCGTAAGCTGTGCCATTAATTGTTAATGTTCTTGATGTAGGAACTGCGCCAACATCTGAAGCTGTAGGTGTTGAATAACTTAGTGTACCTGTGCCATTGTTATATAACCATCCAGCACTATTAGCTAATGTACCAAAAGTGCTTAAATTTGTATAAGCAGTTTGTTTACCATTAAATGTTGTCCAGTCTGTAGATGTTAAATATCCATTTACAGAACCTGTAGCTGCTGCCATAGATATAACAGGAGTTGTTGTTCCTGTTGCAACTGTTACTGGAGCTACGCCTGAAACATTAGTAACTGAACCAGAACCTTTATTGTTAAATGTGTTCCAATCTGTACTTGTAAGGTAGCCAGATACGCTTGTAGTAGCTGCTGGCATAGCAATTGTAGGTGTTGTTCCACCTGTGCTTGTAACAGGGCTAGTTGCACCTACAGATGTAACATAAGTGCCTGCTGGTTGTTTATTATTAAATGTATTCCAGTCTGTTGAGCTTAACCATCCGTTTGTAGATGTGTTAGCTTGCGTCATGCTTACTGTAAAGCTAGGATATGTTCCTGTGACGCTTACAGGGCTTGTTCCTGCAATAGATACAGTTTGATCTGGAGCAGAGTTTGTAACTGTTAATGTGCCACCTGTTGCAGCAGATATAGAAATACCTGTGCCAGCAGTTAAGCTAGTATTTTTCCAATATGTATTATATGTATCGTATGTAAGTATTTGACCATTTGTAGGTGAAGTAAGTTGTACGTTACTATCTGTGCCACCTAATACTGATCCATGATTAATTTCAACAACAAATGAACCTGATCCACCTGAACTTGCGTTAGTAATAATACCAATTTGTACTTTAAGGTTAGGTGCAGATGGTTTGACATTAGTCATTAATCCACTACCTGTTGGATTGTAATACAAAGCGTCTCCGTCAGCCCATGTTTCACCAGAGCTTGAGCCTGTAGTATTAAATCCTCTGATGTTACCTGTGGAAATAATGTAACCAAAGCCATTTAAAGCTATAGTTTCTGCAGCAATACCAATAATATCATCTGCATTAGTCATGTTGGCAGTTGTAGGAGCAAAAGTAATTACTCCAGATGTGCCATTAACACCTGATTTTTTAATTAACTGGCCTTTAGTAATAGCAGATGATGCTTTACCGTAGATGTATGATTGTAAGCCAATTTCTTGTACAACATTACCACCTGACATACCTAAGCCAAGTGTATTGTTACCATCCCAACCAAGCTGACCAGCAGCTAATGTAGTTGTATATCCTGTATTAAAATCAACATAATTAATATCAGTAATTGTAGTAGCACCAGCAATGTCACCTGTATCGCTAACTGTTACTACAGAGTTTTGAATTAATTTACCTGTAGTAGTATCAAATCTAGCAATAGCATTATCTGTAGCTAATGATGGGCCTGTTACATCACCTAATGGATTACTAGCCCATGATGTATTTGTACCGTCAGTAGTAAGATATTTACCGTTGTTACCTGTTTGTGATGGTGCTAAAGCATTAAACGCAGCATTAGCTGTAGTTTGTCCTGTACCACCATTAGCAATCGGTAATGTACCTGAAATAGTATGGTCATTATTCCAATCAGATGGTAAAACAATGTCAGCTAATACTGTGCCAACAGGATAATTACCTGCAGCAATCTGTGCATCTAAATCCGATTGTGTCCAATCCGCTATGGTGTCCGTCTTGGCATGCTTAATGGTTACTGCCATTATTTAACCCCTACAATTTTACCGTTAGCGTCACGAATAACTGTTTTAGGCTTGCTTAACTGTTCAACAAGAGCTTGATGTGCTATATCTTGTTTCATAGCTAACTCTTGATTGTGCATGTGGTTAGCTTGGATAAGTTCAGCTACGTTTTGGTTTACAGTATGCAATACACCTTGAATTTCGTCTGTAAGATGTAAGTTACCATTCATGTCCATATCAACTAATGGATCTGCTGATGGATTAGCTTGCATATATTGTTGTTTAAGTTTTGTTTTAGCGTCTAGCTCTGCAACTAAAATCTTAGTTTCATTATCTAATTGAGTTTTCCATGTATCAAACTCTAATTGTTGTTTAGCTAATGCTTGATCTAGTTCTGCTTTATGCTGACGTTCTAACATGTCGTTTCTAGCTTGTGCTTCTTGTTTTTGAGCTTCTAATTGAATCTCATGGTCACGAGCTTGTAGTTCAGCTTGTAACTCAGCTTGTCTAGCTTGAGCTTCCATCTGGATCTTCATAACTTCTGGATCAGGTTGTGGCTGTTTAGGTATCTTAGCTTGTTCTTTAATTGCATCTACCACGTTATCAAATTCACCTTCAAGCACTCTACCCACTCTGTAACCTGTAACACCAAATTTTAACATGTCCATGAGTAAAGGTGTGGCTTCTGGTGGCATTGTTTGAGCAGCTTGCACAGCTTTTTCTAAATATGCACCGACTGCACCTAAGAAAGCTACACGATCTTCTTTTTCTTGTTGCTCGTCTTGATACAACATAGAGTCTGTAGCTACTTCTATACGGAATGTACGCATAGGATTAGATTTAAGCATTGCAATAGCTTGTGGTACTAATTGCTGATCTTCTGGGCTTAACTGATTTACGCCACCAATCTTAACCAATGTTTCTGGTTGGAAGTGTTGGCAAATAATTTGTGCTTTAATCTTGAGAATGTTAGAAGCATAGAAAGCTACGCCATCTTGATATTCTTTTAAGCGTAATGATGCAAATTGGCTCTTGATTTGAGCAGATGTGGCTGTTTCTATAACATTAGATTGACCACGAATAATGTCAGATATACCAGTAATATCGTAGATTTCTTGCTTAACTTGTGCCATAGCTTCATAAGCATTTTTAAGAGCCATAGCGATAGGTGTGATATCAACAATGTCAATCGCACCTTTAAGTCCAGCTTTTTCAGAGAACGCAGGCCAGTTTTTAACAGGAATAAGAGTGTTGTTTTCACCTTCTGTAAATAACCTTTGTAATGTTGGTTCTGATGCGTCATATACACCACGCACTTTTAATGCGTCTATAAGCCCAGAAATGCGTGTAGAGAGTATATCTAAAGCATTAGCTTGGTCTTGATATAATGTGAAATCTGGGATTGGTACTAATGTTTCATTAGTGATTGTTGAATAGAGTGGTTTAGGGCATGGGAAAAATTCCTCTAGCTCTAATGGATCATCTCTTTCATCTAGGATTTCATTAAGTGACTTAGAAATCCATAATACTTTTTCTGTTTCACGATCCCATAGCTCAATGATAAGACCTTTCTTACCAATGCCATCTGAATCTTTATATTTTTGGTCATCTGGTGATGAGTCTAATGGTACTTTGTTACCTAGTTCTTCACCAAAGCGTTCAACTAAAGCCTTGCGTGTCATATAGACTTTACGCCATACTTTGTTTACTTCATCCCATGTTCTTGCAGGCTCATGTCCAAAGTCTTTCCAATGTACATAATCTACTGGAGCTGCTTCTGAATCTAAATATTCTGCTGCTTCATCTGATTCTTCATCTTGCTCAGATACTGAATAGTCTTGTGATTCAATCTTAGGCTCATAACGAACCCATGCTGATCCACGACCACCTAAAAATCTGTCATATACAGATGCTTCTAAACAATGTTTAAGATCACCATAGTGAGTAATCTCAAAATCCATTGCTCTTTCTAAGATTAGTGATGCTACTCTACCTACAGGATCATTGTCTTTAAATCTGCGTGATACATCTGCCTTAGGCATGCGTGAGAATGTAGCAGCTTTTAGCGTGTTTACATTAGCCCATAACATGTTGTATCGTGTTTGGGTTGAATTGGTTTGACGTTCATCCCTGTATCTACGCAATATCTTGTCAGTACGGTTCATCCATTTGGAGAACTCTTTGTCATATTGCGTGACAACGTTTAGGTAAAGTTCTACTTTAGTCATGCTTATGCAAATACCACAGTAGCACTAAGAGTACCGCCAACAACAACATAGATGCCAGCAGTTGTACCGATAGGCATTGGATACCATGTGCCTGCTGATACTGAAACTGTGTCAATCACTTTAGCTGTTGTAGTGGTAGTAGCACTATCATAAACTGTGATAGTACCTGAAGATGATGATGAAACAAAAATGCCTAGTAAACTAGCACCAAATGGTGATACGTTACCTGTTGCTGAAATTTGTTTATAACCACCTACGTTTTGTGCTGTTCCTGCCATTTTATATCCTTCCAACTTGTGTTTTAGGGACTGATTCCCATAATTCGTTTAGTGTTACTTCTGTTTTGCCCACATGAATACCTCGTATTGCAGTATCCTTATGTTCAACCTTTGCTTCTTCTTGCCAACATACAGCTAGGTATCTAAATGCGTCAGCAGCGTGAGATGTCCAATCGTGTTTAGGTTTATCTTTGAATATCTTACGATCCTCATCCCATTCACGTTGATATTGTTTTAGAGCTTCTAATCCGTCTGCACAGTTTTCCTTATCTATCCATACTCTCGGAAACATAAGTCTTGCAGCTTGAATACCATCCATCATAGATAGATTTGTAGTGATACGCATATTCTTCCACTCAAAGTGAGTAGCTAATTGCTCTACAATAGATTTACCACCAGATGCTAGAGTTTTAGCTTTAGCGTCATGCGGTAAATGATGTAATCCAAACTTATAAGGTTTGGTAAGCACTTGCGCAGCATAGTGAGCTATTTCTTTACCACTTGAAGCGTAATAGTCAATTACATGGACTTCACCATGAATGACTTGGTAGAACCAAATAGCAGTATCATCACTATAACCTAGATCCCATACTGTGTGTACAGGAACTTCTTTGTCATATTTAACTTCTGTGATACGGCCTTCTTGCTCTGCCATGTATAACTCTCTACCCCATATAGCACCAGGTATAGCAGCGTCAAAATCACATTCCATCTCTTGTCGCCAAGCATCTTCAGTCATCTCGTTTTTTAGAGAATCATATTCGCTTGGCAGAAGTATATTACTTTCTGATGCTGTGATCTTGAGTGCCAGCCATTCGCTACTGGTAGTAGCCCTGTTATACACTTCCCAGAATTGATTGCGACCTTTAGGCGTGCCAATAATAATAGCTTTACCTTGTCTATCGGCTAATGCTGGGCGTATAACATAATTCCATACTGACGGTTTCCAGTCACCATACTCGTCAGCTATGATGCAATCAAAGAACAGACCTCGTAATGTATCTGCATTATCTGCACCAAATAATTGTATTCTTGCACCGTTAGCAAAGTCTATTCGCATTTCAGACTCGTTAATTGTAGTGCCTTGTATAACTCTTGTGAAGTATTTAAAGTAATCCCATGCAACACTTTTTGCCTGGCGGTAGAACGGAGCAATATATGCACCTCTAAAGTCAGTTCTGTGCGTAGTCATGGCATCTCGTATAAGATGATTAACACACGCTACAGTTTTACCTGCTCGTCTATGTGCAACTACTACAGCCCACCGCTTATCACTATCGTGTAATGGATAAAATGCTTCTCGTGGTGCGTAGGGTATTACTACTTCTTCCATGTATATGTAACCTCACCACTATGCTCTGTAGTTTGGTCTATTTGTTGCGTAGGTTTGCCATCAACTCTATCGCCTAATTCTCTTATAGCTGAAACATCACCTGATGCTGCTTTTTCTATAAGTGCTTCTGCAATAGCTCTAATCTTATTACCATCAGCTTGGATTAATGCACGTTTAAGTGTATCTGCCCATAATCTATTGTTTCTATTAGAGTTTGTATTTCCTTTATTTATTTCTGAACTGCGTTCTGCAGCTAATTGTTTACGTTCTTCATCTGTCATTTACTAATAACTAGGGTAGCCCAGTTCCTCGTGATTATTTGTATGTTGTAAGTGCTTTAGCCATCTTTTTAGGATCAGCTTGTGAGTTTTTAAAGTCTTGCTTTGTTGGTGCGCCTTTACTTCCAGGTTTACGCATGTGTTCACCTGATCCATGTGCTATTCTTTCTTGTTTAGCGTGGATATTAGCCCATAAACCAGGTTTGTTTGTCATTTTATAGCCTTACTTTAAGTTTTCTAGCTTGTAGATAGTGCGTAAGAATGTTTCTACAATCTCATCTATTTTGTTTTGTAATGCTGTATCGTCTTTGCTAAATGCTTTATAGCGATTGTTTTCTACATATTGTAGTTTGTCTGCAATACAGTATAAAGGCTCTTTGTATTGTTTCTTTTCTGTAAGGATTGGTATATCTAACATACCATGTGCGCCTTGTGTCATCTCTGCTAGATCATCTGTTAAGTCTAGTAAATGCTCATAGAAATGCTCTAAGGCTTTATGTTGTGAATAGCTTTTAGTAGATAAATGATATCTGTGAGCTAATTCTCTTGCTAAAAATAATGTAGCTATAAATTCATTCATGTTAGCTTACCTGTGTGTTTTGTGGCATTGGTCTTGCTAGACCTACACCGAATCTGTTTTGACCTGTTTGATTCATGCCAATAGGGCCTTGTGGCATTTGTTGATCGTTAGGAATCATAGGTTGTAAATTGTATCCAGCATTGGATTGTGGCATTTGCATGTTGCTCATCTGTGGTGTTGGGCTACCATATTGATTAGCTGATAACATAGGCTGATTGTAATTTTGTGTATCTTGTGTGTTACGCAAAGCATCACCTAACATTTGACCTTTAGGTTTAGGATTTTGCATAGTTATGAAATTGTTTTGTGGTGAGCCTATCATTTTGTCATCAAAACCTTAGCTAATTTGTGTGGATCTTTCTTTACACCTTCTGATGCCATCTTTTGAGCAGTTTCCTGTGGTATGCCAACTCTTTTTGCAACTTTTGGATCATGGGCGGCAGCTTCAAATAGTTTATGTTGCTGTAAATTGTAAGGCATCTTGGGCTTTCTGGAGTAATTTGGGTATCTCTTTATCTGTTTTGGTGGTATCACCATCTCTTATACATTCAGGGCAAGTAGGGTAGCCAGTATAATCAAAGGCATCTCCGCAGCTCTCGCATACGCTAATTTTCATGTTAGTGTGTATTATTTCCCTGTTTTTTGTGTAATATATGCTACACAAATTAGTTTGTGTTGCAATTTTAATGATTTTTGCGATACAAATAAAAAAAGCCCACGTTTTAAGTGAGCTTTTGCGGAACATATAGATACAATTATCCCACAACTGCGATTATACTAAATTTTGACATGCTTGTGTATTATTTTTTAAGCATTTATACGTTTACCACCAATAGTAAGTAAATTATCAAATGCAAGTTCTAGTTTATATTCATAAGCAAAAGGTTTTCTAGTCTTGAGAAACCTACAATAAATAGCATCTTGCTGTTCTTTAGGTAAACTATGTATGATTGAATCTATTGTGTGTACATTTTTTAAGTCTTGTGCTGATACCATATCTTCAAACGCATCTGCTGTAGATTCACCGCCTGATGACATACCTATAGACTTTTTAGGATAGCCCAGCTTATGGCTATCATGTGACTTCATGTATAAAGCCCAATCTTCACATATACATAATAGACGATCCATACTAAGCATTTTTAACTTTTTCCTCTATTAGCCTAGCAAATCTAATCATGCGTTCTATGGTAATGGGTTCGTATCCAGTTGGATACACTTTTCTGTAAATAGCAATAATTTCTTCCTGTGTCATGTTCCTATTTTTACTCCTTCGCCACCTAATGTAGAATGGCCAAATGAATCTTGATCTGTGTTAAATCTTAAATTATGTTTAGCGTCTTTTTCGTTATAAACTTGTGAGCCTTTTATCTGATCTTCCGTAAAGTTTACTTTGTGACCAAATATATCTTGTAGCAATGGTGGTTTAGGTTTGTAGTAATATGCAACATCATTAACTTTATGTGATGATAGATGTTCTTCATTCCTAAGTCTAAACATTACCCATTTAATTCTGTTGTAATGCACATCTAATTTTTTAGACATTTCTTGGCATGTCATTTTGTCATCACCAATAGCTTCCATAACTGCATCTTTGTATTGGTAATAATATTGCTCTGTTGTATGTTTCAACTTACGTCTTTCACTTTACAATGCCATTTGCGTTTATCATCTTGATGCCAGCCATGAACATGAATCATAATACCAGCTTCACGAACATAGCCAACATTTTCATGGTCTGCTATTTTATTAATTCTAGCACTCATGTTTGTAGCTGTTGTTGTTTGTATTGCTAATATTTGTCCAGGCTTTAAAGCTATGATGTCTGCAAAACCCCATAAATCTTGACGAGTTTTACTCCAATTATTCCAATGTTCAGTTATCCAACAAAACCAACCTTCATCTCGTAACTTTTTAAGACTCAGTTGAGTCGGACTCGTTGCCAAATTGTTCTCCATTAGGTTTAGATACGCCATCTATAAAACGCTTTTCCACTTCACCTGTGGATGGGTTTAATTCATATTCTGCTAGGTTTTG